CCAAGTCTACCAGCATCAGACCTTAAACCATGAGCTACGTGGGCACACTCTGCGATAGCTGAAAGCTGTGGGTATCCAACACCTGTCTTTAGTCGGGTCGTACATGCAGAGCCGGGACCAATCCCGATCTTTACAATGTCAACTTCGCCATGCAGAATGAGTTCTGACACCATCTCCGGTGTGCAAACATTACCTGCCATAATAATTGAATTAGGAAATTCTAATCTGATTTTACCACAGTAGTCAACAAACCTCTCTGTGTAACCATTAGCAATATCAATACAGATGTTAGGTTGAATAGATGAATTGTCTTGGATATAGAATAGACGCTCTAACTCATGCTCAAGATCCATACCAATACTAACCCAGACATTATGCTCTACATTATAATATTTGTAGTAGTCATCAATCACATCAGCGGCATAATGTTTATGTAAACAAGTCACCATCTCGTGAGTATTAAGGGCAGTTCCCATTTTAAATGTGCCAGTAGTATCCATGTTGGCAGCTATTAGTGGTACACCATGCCACTCTTTTGGTGAATGATAAAACTTAAACCTTCTAGTTAATTCTACCTCTTTTCTACTTGCCGCTTGCGATCTTTGTGGTACGAGTAATACATCATCAAAGTCTAGTTTAGGTTCTGGATCAATCTTCAACATGGTTTTCTCCGGTTGTAGTCATCTTCTAATCTGATAATATCTTGCTCGAAACACTTACCAAATTGCAACTCTGCGATCACACACTTTTCCGTTGTGTCATTGATAAGCCTGTGAACATCTCCCTGCTCTATAGATATCCAACTCCCCTCCCTAAGTCTGTGAACGTCTTCATTTATTTCACAAAGACACTCGCCCTCTACAACAAACCAGATCTCGGAACGTTCTTTATGAACTTGTAGAGATAGTCTTTGTTTCGGATTTACTTCAATTGTTTTAAATACTAAATTGTCAGCCCTAAAGTAATCTGTATAGGAACCCCAAGGTTTATCTACTTTCATCATCATCTTCCTCTATGTCGAATGGTACATCGGAACCTTCAATTACATCACCATCGGGTGATAACCTCATTTCATCTCTGGTTCGCAACTCAAGCAGTTGTGCATGTTCGCCAACCATGTTCATATTAATATAATTACCGTCAAGCAATCCAGCACCGTGACGAGCCTTTAATGTGACAACTTTTCTGTTACCACCGTTTGGACCGTCCTCTGCCAGTTCCTCTGCGGACTTTAATTTAAATATAGAGAAAGACGTACACAACCAAATGATGCGGTCAGAACCGCTCACAGCGTCCGTAGATTCCTTTGTGATACCATCACGGTTCAACTGAACAAATGATAAACATGGGAAGTCATACTTGACTGTTAAGTTATGTAATTCTGTGATTTGAAAACCAAGAGCCTGATACTCTTGGAGATTGTTTGTAATACCGGACGACGACATGAGCTTGAGATAATCGTACACAACAAGACAGTCGTTGGTTCTGCCGTTCTCGTCCTGACCCACCTCGCGAAGAATCCATCGCTTAATGATGTTCATAATGGTTTCAAATGGGGCACCAGCTACACTGACATAGGTGTAGGGGATATCTCTAATTTCTTCTGCCGCATTTTTAACGGCAATAGCTTTCTCGTCATCTTCTGAAAACTTGCCCGTTGCAATATCCTGAATAGGAACGCCACTGATATTAGCGAGGACTCTGTTGAGATGATCCTCTTTGCTCATCTCAGTATCGAGCATAAGTACAGGAATTCCATTCCTAGCGTTATGCAGAGCCACATTATCTGCAAAGACAGACTTGCCCACTCCGGGCCTTGCGGATACGAGATCCACACACTTACGACGTAAGCCACCACCAATGACGGAATCAAATCTGGGAAATCCACTGGATAGTCCTATTTGGTCACATTTGTTTTCGATTAGAAATTCGATGTATTCGTCAAGATCATCGCCAAGCATTTCTGGCTTTTGACCTGACTCATCGTCACGCAAGAAATCCATAAGTGGCATTTCTACGAGATTGATAATATCATCAATGCTCTCATCACCAACTATGGAGTCAATATCTTTATCTATCTTTTTAGCAATACGTTTTGCGTTACGGGCAAACTCAAACTTTTTAACCTGTGCAGCAAAATGCAGGACGTTATCCCTCTTTACGGGATAGTCCATAAGGTCACGAATATAGTCTAGCTCATGTTCAGTCTTGACTACTTCTGTGAGGTTAAGTTGTTCAGCAGCAGAAAGAATCGCTGGAATGTCAGCTACAGCATCATTCTCCAGCACCTTCTCAATGCACTTGTAAATGACTTGATTGTTACGATTAGCGAAACTGCTATGCGTAAGGAAGTCACTGATTTCAACATAAGATTCAAGTCCGTATGCAAAGAGTCCAGCTAGAACTGCTCTCTCTGCACCGACATCAGCAAGCTGATCCATGTTACCTTCCTGTACATCGGTTACATCTAATGTTTTCGCCGTAGACATAGGCGGGATTTACAGCAAAGCTACGACCGCAAACGTGGCACTCAATAGTCTTCTTTCTTACTTTGCTACGGTTACGTGCTGCTTTACCCATACGCTCAAACTTAGCGGGGTCAAATTCGGGATCACGATCCTCACCCTCATCTACCCACTGGTTTTTTCTGGCTCTCACCGGAGTTTTCCTTTTTTCTAACTTATCGTTCTGAACTACTCTAAAATCCTCTGTCACATTTGACCGAGGTCTTGAGGAAACCGTTTCCTCTTGTTCTATTTGTGTTTCTCTAGCTGGAGGTTTAGAAATAGTTTGATTCATGTTAGACATTAAACGTTGTACTAACTGAGACTTTTGCTCATCTGTCAATGACTCTAACAGTGTTTTTACAATGTCATCACTCATTTTCTCTTCCCTTTTTCAATTAAAATATCAGCCTTGCGGCGAACGTTGTATTCTCTACTTTTTAATAGTTCTAGTCTACTCTCTGCTGTCATCAACCACTCGTTAATGTTTCTTGCTATATCATTTTCTCTTTTAATCAAATCGACCTTTGTTTCGTACTTCATGAACTGCACTTCAATTTGTGTCACTTCACTAGCCACGATACTACCAAGGTTCTCTTTACACCACCTTACAACATTCTCGCTCTGTGATCTACACCAAGCTATGTGATCTGCATACTGGTATAATTGATAAGCATAGTTGAAACAGTCGTCCTGAGTCAACTTCTCCATCTTGTCTAATGTTAGAGTTTCTGCAATAGCAAACTCTGGAGTAAAGTTTGTTGGTGCAATATTAGCTCCAGTAATATACTGCTGTATGCCATCCAAAAACTTCTGTAGTCTATCTGCTGCGTTCAATTTTCTCTCTCCAATATTCTGGGTCTTCGTCCCAACGTAGCTCTACGAGTGTGATGTCATTAATTCTGCACCACTCTTTCTTATCCAAATCTCGTTTCTTTGCTTGTGCAAACCCGATCTTAGATTTATGAAAGTACGGGACATATTTAAAGTGTTGTTCACCATGCACCTCAATACCTATTGTACACGACGGAATCAAAAAGTCAAGGGCTAATTTGGCTTTTTTTGTAGAAGAACCGGGAAGCGTAACTTCTTCAAGTACCTGATAGGGATAGAATAAATCTACTATAATTCCCCTAGCCTGTAAGTGATAGAAGCTACGCTTACTCCGATTGTTAATCAAATATTTTTTGGTATCGAGATTGTACTCTCTACCATTCAAGCCTGTGACTTTCATTAGAACAAGTCTCTTACTTCCTCGATAACGATATCTCTAAGCTCTTCATTCTCATTCAAGAAGTTTACCAGCTTCTCCATGCCTTGAAACTTGAACGCCTTGGTTACAGCTTCTTCATCTGATGGATCGACTTCGTTGGTTGACAGGTATTGGTGTACGATAGGATGTGAAGCCTTATCGACTAAACAAGAGATTGTATACCATGCACCCTTAGCCTGAATTAGTGCGAAGTCTGTAGCAATAGTTGCAATCTCTTGTGACTCATCAATCCCAATGCCGTAACGAATCCAGCTTGCTGCCGTACTCATGGGCGTGCCACCAGCAGCAGAAGTTTTGATTACCCAGTTAGCAACTTGACCAACGTGATTGCCTGACTCTTTGGGTACTTCCCACTTGCCACGGTGCGTGATAACCATGTTGGTTCCAGCTTGGAACTGTAGCATGTTACCACAGTCTGCCATCTTGCTGGGTGCAAAACGTGACCCACCAGTGTTGGCGATATTATGAGTGATAAACACGGCGATAGCTTTCATGCGTGATACGTCGCCGCTGATACGCTTGAAGAACATAGACAACAAGCGAGGTAGAGCATTACGAACACCTGTGCGAATCTCGCCATCAATCTCGTCCTGTGGAACCATATTAGATGTAGAGTCACAGATCAAGAACAGGTTCTCTTCTTCTTTAAGAAGTCGCTCCATAATATTAA